ACATCTGCTCAGAAAAGCATTACTGAAGCGCAAGAGAAAAAGCGTCAACGTGGTGAGGTGGCTAGCTTCTTGGAGCAATATGTCCCCACTCCCATGCAAGCAGGTCAACGTGCTTTGGGTCAGGAGGGAAGAGGCCAAACAAACACCGCTGCTCAGAACCAGCAAGCAATCTTGAATACGCCAATTGATTTTGATAGGGCTTACAGGGATTCAATGCGTTTGGTTGGCAACCCCGGCCAAGCTCAAATCCGAGAGACTTTGTCTGCAATGCAGCCTAAGTTCCAAGGCGATTTGCGAGTTGATGCCAGCGGTCGGGTTGTTGGTAGTTTGCCTATAACTAAGGATGGTGTTCAGCAGCAATTTAACACTGCTACTGGTCAGTATGCTGCGAATCCTGTGCAGAACTATATGCTGTCACAGATTCTTACTCAGCGTCCAGAAACATCTCCAAACACCATGTTGGTTCCAATGCAGGGTGGTGGATTTACTCAACAAGCGATCCCAGGTGCAGCACAAGCAGTTAGCACGATTGAGGGCGCTAAGGCTAGAGGGCAAGCAGAAGGTCAACTTACAGAGGTTCTTGGAGCTGATGGCAGAACTTACAAAGTTCCTGTATCTACATTGCTTAATCAACCAACTGGTCAAGGCGCTGGTCAGCCAACAACTCGTCAAGGTGGACCTGCTGGTGCAGCATCTAAGATCTCTCCAGCCCAAGAAGCAATTAACCAAACAGCCGCAAAGAGATATGACGAGTTCACGCAGCTTGCTCAAAATGCAGCATTAACTTCTGCTGACCGTAGACGCTCTGGAGAGTACTTGTACAACGCTGCTGAACAACTTGATCCAAACAAGGCAACCGAGTTCCTTGCAACTGGTGCATCGTACATTCGTGCGATTCCCGGTGTTGGTGACAAGTTTGACTCTTTTGTTGGCAACGTCAGTATGTTCAACAAGACACGCTCTGAGGGTGTTCTTAAAGGTCTGGAAAGCATCAAGGGTAACGCCAACGCATTTGAAGGCTCTATCGTTGACAAGGCAACTACTGGTGTTACAGATCCCAAGTTTGTGACCAAGTACCTGTCTGCAATTGAGATTGCTGCTGCTGACAAGGATCTTGCTCGTCAGACCTTCTTGGATAACTACACAGGTGATCCAAAGGGCGTGTTCACTGCATGGCAGAACTCCCCTGATAACCCACGTATATACAACCATCCAAAGGTCAACCAGTTCTTGACTGAGCAAGTTCAAGCTTGGCAACGTGGTGGCTCACAAGGCGCTCCAGTACTTCCATCTGGCTTTACAGCAGGTCGCAGTAAGTCCACTGGTGCTGTTCTTATCAAGAAGCCTGATGGCTCCACATTCGCAGTAGGTCAGTAATGGCAACTAAAGACGAAATCTTTGCATTCGCTGCTCAAGAGGCAGAGCGTCAAGGGGTTCCGTTGCCCTTGGTGCAAGGCGTTATTGACGCTGAGTCTGGTGGTAGGTTTGATGCTCGTGGTCCTAAAACACGATCAGGAGAGTCTGCTTTCGGTCCAATGCAATTGATGTCTGCCACCGCCAAAGAGCTTGGTGTTGACCGCATGAACTGGCAAGACAATATCCGTGGTGGAGTGAAGTATCTTGGTCAACTGAGCCAACGCTTCTCCTCACCTGAGTTGGTTCTTGCTGCCTACAACGCTGGTCCTGGTAATGTGGAAAAGTATGGTGGTGTTCCACCATTCAAAGAAACCCAAAACTATGTGAAGAAGGTCCAAAACTTTATGTCTAAACCTACAGACGATGATTTTGTTCCATTTGAGACGGCTCCTCAAAAGGCGACTCAACAAGCAAGCACAGCCCCAACTCAACAAGCGGCTGATGACTTTGTTCCGTTCTCTGCTGCTGCACCAGCGCCAGCACCTCGTCCAACACCAAACGTAGCCAACATTGTTGACGCTGTTAGAGCGCAAGCTAATCAGCCACCTAGCCAATTCCTGCAAGACGTTCGTGCCAGCTTCAATCCTTTGGATGTGTTCCGTGGCAAGACAACTACAGGCCAACTGGCAATGGGTGCTGGTAACCTGATCAACACAGGCATCCAAAGTGGCTTGAGTCGCTTGGGTTTCTCTGACGAGTATTTGGGCAGAACACCTACTCAGCCTACTGCTCCCGCTGCTCCTACACAGTCTATTAGCGACATCATTACTGGTGTTGCTAGAACGGCTCAGGAGCGTCCTGGACTGCTTGTTGGTAGTCTCGGTACGGCAATGCTTGATCCACTCAACGTAGCCATTCCTGGTGGCATTCAGAGGTCATTGGCGACTGCTACACCTAGAGTTGTGGCACAGAATGCTCCACGTACTGCTGCTCTTGCACAGAATGTTGGTGCTGCTGCTGGTGGTGGTGCTGTTTCTTCTACTGCTGCTCAGTTGGCAGAAACTGGTACTGTCAACCCTGCCCAGTTGAGTAACGAGATACTTGCTGGCACTTTGATGTCTGCTCCTTTTGCTGCTACTGGTGCTGTTACAACACCTCGTCAGCCAGCCCAATTGACACAATCACAGCAAGTTGCTCAACGTGCTATTACTGAAGGTGCAACACTGCCTCCAACTCAGGTCAACCCTACCATTCTGAATCGTTTGCTTGAAGGCTTTTCTGGCAAACAACAGACAAGCCAAGTTGCGTCACTGAAAAACCAAGAGGTTATCAACACTCAGGCTCGTAAGTCTTTGGGTCTTGCTCCTGACACACCGATTACTCCTCAAGTATTGCAGGAATATCGTACTGTCAAAGGCCAAGCATACGATGCTTTGAGGTCTAACCCTGCTTACTACACAGACCGTACATTCATTGGCGATGTCAATAAACGTATTGCTGACTTGCAGAAGATTGGCGACACGACTGATGTTCGTGCCGAGATCAATGTTCTCAATGGCCTAAAGCAACTTAGGTTTGATGGCGATGGTCTTGTTGAGCAAATTAAGAGGTTGCGAGGTGATGCTGAAGCAAACTTATCATCTGGCAATGCAAGAGATATGAGCTTGGGAAGGGCGCAAAAGTTTGCCTCTCAACAACTTGAAGATCTTGCAGAACGTAACCTGCAAAAATTCAACCAACCAGATGTCATGAAGAACTTTAAGCAAGCTCGTCAGGACATTGCCAAGAGCTACACGATTGAAAAGTCGTTGAATGCCGCTACTGGTGACGTATCTGGTGCTAAGTTGGGTCAACGTGCTGCTGCTGGCAAGATTGTTCCCGCTGAACTTCAGGCCGTGTCTGATGCTGCTGCTGCATTCCCAACAGCGTTCCAGAACACTGCACGTATTGGTAGCGTTCCCGGTATCAGCCCATTTGATTTTGCTGCCGCAACAACTGGTGCAGTTGCAACTGCCAATCCTTTTGTAATGGGTGCTGTTTTGGGCCGTCCTGGAGCTAGGGCTGCAATTACTAGCGCACCATTCCAAAACCGGATGCTGCCAAACACAACTCCTAGAGTCCCAGGATTGCTAAGCAGGATTACGACCGATCCATTAGCCAACTACGGCATCGGGATGTTGCCTCAATACGGCGTGCAATGAAAGATCTTGCTGTTGCCATTCTGGGAGCAGCAGTTCTAACGGGGTTCGTCCTCTATTGTCTCCGTATTCTTCATTGGGCATTTTCATGAGAGTGAAATTTGCCATTGGTATTGTTGTCGTGTGGTGGCTTCTTCAGGTCGCCCTTGTTGTAGTGAGGGGCTAATGTTAGATCCAGTAAGCGCAATGGCTGCTGTGAGTGCAGCGGTAAACATGATCAAGAAAGCATCGGCAACAGTCGATGACGTTTCAAGCCTTGGTCCACTGATCGGCAAGTACTTTGATGCCAAACACACGGCCACCAAAGCAGCTAATCAGGCCAAGAAGGCTGGTGGATCAAACATGGGTAAAGCCATTGAGATCGAACTGGCGCTCAAGGCTCAGAGGGATTTTGAAGAACAACTCAAGGGTATGTTTTTCTCCACCAACAACATGGACGTTTGGAACTCAATCCAGCAGCGTGTGATGGAGATGAACAAGGAGGAGATTGCCGAACAGCGTAGAGAGGCTGCAAGGGCACTCAATGCCTCTAAGAAGCGCAAAGAAATGATTGAGATGACAGTTGCCATCACATTGATTACAGTGATTGCAATCATCATATTTTGGGGCATCTTGGAATTGCTCTTTTACTGTTCTGCAAACGGGTGTGGTTGATGTGGACAAGTGGAAAGAAGCTAAAGATGGTTTTGACAAGTGGCTCAAAATCAACTGCTACCTGGCCTTTGTATGGGTCGGATTTAAGGTGCTTCAGTTCTTGCCACCAGACATTGCCGACCGAGTCATTGAAGCTTTCTTGGGGAAACTAGGCATATGAAAGTCGAGATGTACCAAAGACACCTGAAAGACTTGCAAGAGCGTTTCAGGCTAAATCACGAGCAGCACTTGAAGCAGTTGCAGTCAGACATCAGGCAGACAAAAGAACATAACGCCAAGTTGATTGAGCAGAGTAAGCCCCAACAACACACAGTGGATGTACGAGCATGAAATACTTTTTGTTGGCGGCTTTTCTTTTGCTTGCAGGGTGTGAGAACTCATACCGTTATCCATGCCAGAACCCTGACAATTTCCACAAGCCTGAGTGTTCAAAGCCACGGTGCTTGTTCACTCAAGACTGCCCTGAATACTTGGTAGCACCTATCTTGGAGAAGCAAATTGATCAAACTAAACCAGCCGAACCAGTTAAGCCCTGAAGATCGGCTAAGTGCCGAGGCCATTGAGGTCAGGGTATGGGGATTTGTGGTCGTAATGATCACCCTGATCTTGGCGGGTATTGTCTTTGCTCTTTTGTATAGCGTGACATTCGTTACCCAACCTATCAAGTCAATGGCTCCGATTGATCAGGCTTACACCAAGATGTTGAACGACATCGTGCTTCTGATCGTAGGCGGTATTGGTGGCATTGTTGGTAAACGTGCTGTATCTGGTGCTGTGAATGCTATGCGTCCAACACCTATACCACCTATCCAGCCACCACATCACTATGCTCCACCTGTGCAGCAGTATGCTTATGCTCCGCAGCCAACCAATGCCATGCCTGACTTCAACTGGATGGGATACAAGAATCCTGAACTTGATGAGTCTTGGACACCTGGACCACCTCCTACAACACCACCAGAGCATCAAGAGCCTGATGATGAACGTGCTGAAATAGCCCTTGCTCGTAAGGAGTCCACATGACCTCAATCCAAAGAACAGCATTGGTGGTGTTACTAGCCCTGCTGGTGGTGTTCGGGATTTACAAGTGGGGGTATGGCAGGGGATGGGGTGATCGTGATGCTGAGATGCAAGTACAGATTGCCAAGAAGAATGAGGAAGCCCGAGCCAAAGAGCAAGACATGGCTAAGGCTGTGGCTGAGAAAGATGCTGAACTACGAAAGGCCAACGATGATGTCAACAAAAAACAGTCTGATCTTAATCGCCTCATTGCTAATGGTAGGGTGCGCCTCCCCGCCGCAAGTTGCGTACAAGCCCCCGCAAGTACCCCCATTGCCCCCAGAGATAGCAATGAAACGAGAAGCCAACCTAGTGGATCGCCTGACCAAGCTCCTAGTAATACAGGACCAACCGAGTCAGAGCGTGAAACCTTGAGATTGATTGCAGAGATTGCAGCAGATGGCGACAGAGCTATTAACCAGCTAAATGCTTGTGTAGCAGCTTACGAGAACATGAGGAGCATCATCAATGGTAACAACTGATCAACTAAAACAGCTACACATTGGACCTGAGTGGGCTGACCCGTTGAACTACACATTTCAGCGGTTTGGCATCACAACTCCAAATCAAATGGCCGCATTCATTGGTCAATGTGGTCATGAGAGTGCCAACTTTAGGGTGTTGGAAGAGAACCTGAATTACCGTGCTGCTACGCTGTTGAAGCTGTTCCCACGGACACCTCGTAGAACATGGGGATTTACCCCTGAAGAAGCTGCTGCTTATGAGCGTCAACCAAAGAAGATTGCAAACCGTATTTACAGTAACCGTATGTCAAATCGGGATGAGGCTTCTGGTGATGGCTGGCGTTTTCGTGGCCGTGGTTGTATTCAGTTGACGGGTACTGCCAACTATCACCATGCAGGTAAAGCCTTGGGTGTGGACTTCATCATGGAGCCTGACCTTGTAGCTACACCTCAGTACGCTGCTCTAACGGCTGGGTGGTTTTGGGATACCCAGAAGCTCAACGCAATTGCTGAGTCTGGGAATCACTTGGCTCTGACAAAGAAGATCAATGGTGGCACTATCGGCCTTGATGACCGAATCAAGCACACCAATCATGCTTTGTCATTGTTTGGCGGCTGACTGTACTCAAGCTCCAGAAGCAGTTCAAGGTAATGAATTGCTTTCTGGATGTCAGCAGCACCATTCTTTTCCCTGTGCCTAGTAACGTATTTGATGACGTTACCTTCACAAAATCCAAGATTGTTGGCGTGAATGTAGACAATGGGCTGGATGCCTTTGTCTTTGTAGTGGCTACCTGATACCTGCTTATCAAGGGCCGACAACTTAACCTTGGGTATACACCCATGTGTCATGCAGTGATTGACTGTTTGGCATTCATCACAAAGCATCACGACTCCTTGATGAAAATGCCTTCTGGTGACAGATAACCCTTGCGGTCTTTGATCTGCTCATAGGCATGGTTAAAACAGGTCACAAGGTCCAAATCAGCAGTGGCGCAACCCATAACAAGAGTAACAAGAATATCGCCGTACGCATCAATCATGGCCTCTCTATCATTAGATGCAATTGCATCAAGCAGTTCTTGCAATTCTTCTCTTGTTTTCCAAGCCTGAGCCATTGGATTGCTGTTCTGGACAATGCCCCTAGCCTCACCCCATTGGATGACTTGCATTTCAATCTGTGCGTAACTCATACCGTCCACTCTCTTTCATTGCGTCCTGAATCTGATTTGACTGTCTTGCCTGTCAAGAACACAAGACCCATGACTTTCATTTCGTTCATACGCCGAGAAATCTGTGTGCCGTCCATGTTGGTCAACCTGGCAATCCCGTCCTTGCCAAGAGGTCCATGTTCTTTAAGACACTGGTAAATCACTTGCTGATGTTTTACCGCAGCTTCTTTGATTGAATCTGCCGCCTCAAACGAGGTGATCGGATCTGTTGACCGAACACGAGGAAACTTGATGTCAAAGAACTCTTTGAATGTTTTGATGGCTGTCATATTTTGTCCTATTAGGAGGGGTACTCGCTGCGTCTGGTGAGATTCGAACTCACGGAGTTCCAAGCATTGCTCATGACAGCCCTTGAAACCCTTTAGTCATGTCACCAATAGACCAGGCTCTGGCACAGCATCCGCTTTCCCCCGTTAATCAGAAGAAGTCGTCAAAGTCATCAGCCTTGGCCTTGTTGGTAGGCTGGCTAGATTGACGGACAGGCTCTTTAGCACGTACTGACAAGCTGATGAAGTTAGCACCTTGCTTGCTTTGTTTCTTCCAGCCAGAGATCCAATATTCAACACCATCGATGTTGATAGACCCACTCATGTCTGGATGTTTTTCCTCAGTTTTTTTGTCATTCTTAAAAAGGGAACCTCTGTTAGTTGAGTCGAATTCAGCCATTATTTAACCTTTTGCATTTTTAAGTGCTGTACGCACGGTGGAAGACATCTGGTTAGCCAACCAAACACGTTGATCAGCCTCCAGTGCCTGTTCGTCAATCATGGCAAGACCTTCTTTAGCCTTACCCTGGTCAACCAACTCTGTTACTCCCGCTGCCAAGTCAGTCAGGAATTCTTTGATATCTTGTGGGAGGTCATCACCAATGCCACCACGGGGTGTTACCACTGGAGCAGTGCCCTTTTTCTTGATGCCTTCATCTGTCAACTTAGGAGATGAGTCTAAGGCATCGTGTTCAACGATTTCAAGCGCTGCAACCCACAAATACCTGCGGAGGTATGTTTGTACTGCCCCAAGGTTTTGGACCTCGTGACAGCCCTTTAAAGCCGCTGTAGACATGGGACTGTTGATGACAATCCGGTCTTCTGGCTTGTCAACGTCAATGATGGTCATGGACGCTTCTTCTTTGCCAAAACTGATGACACCTGTGATGCCATGTTGCTTGAAGATTTGCAAAGCAGGGATCAGGAAGTCACCCAACTCAAAGTAATAGTAGTTGGCAAACTTGTTGTGGCCTGTTTTCTTGAGCTTGGTCTTGTGAAATTCATCACGAGCAGCATTGAGTTTTTGGTAAATATTCATGTTATTTCCAGTTTGCTGAGTCATATTCGTCTTGGATGATTTGTTTCTGTGTATCGTCATCAAAGTCTTGGAAGTCTATGAAGTGGTTTTCACCACAGCAAGAGCGTTTGTCGTTACGAGGTTCCATGCAGTATGGGCAGTACTGAACCCCGTGCAGGTCTTCTTTGGCTTGGATCAGGAAGTCTTTCATTGTGTCCTCCCAACTGGTTTAGCCAACAACCACTTGTCACCAAGGAAGCGGATGGACCGTACCCACTGGCGGCAGTTGTGACGCTGGATGTGTGCTGGTACACCATCAACACAGAACAGTTGACGGACCTTAGTAAGAGCTTGCGTGTTCATTGAATTCCTTTCATTTAGCAAGAAACTTGACTGTATCTGCTGTTTTTACAAAAAAACATAGGTGTTTTCCCTAGTTGCGGGTTTCCTAGTTCTTGGTAGGCTCACCACATGAGCCACATAAACAACATCGAAGAAGTCCTGGCATACGACCTGATCGTCCTTGCTACTGACAGACTGTCCCAACACCTCCAAGAGGAAGATTGGGAGGCAGCTATTGTCGGTGCTTTAGTGAGGGCGGTAGAAATTGCCAGCCAGCGAGAAGTTAAGCCGATCAATGAGATCTTCCAATGATCTTGTGATACAGTGTTTTGAAACTTGGCTAGGGTAGCTCCCGAAAAGACGATTCGTTACCGTCCTGCCACTGTTTCTTCAGTAACGTCTTACCGATAACGTGAGGTAAAAATGTACTTCTATCCGCATCATATTGGCGACTATAAAGCCGCCACTACCTATCTTTCCAACGAAGAAGATTTGGCTTATCGCCGTCTTTTGGAGCTGTATTACGACACCGAAAAAGCAATTGAGGATGACATTTCTTTGCTTTCCAAGAGGCTAAGGGTCACTCCTGAATCCCTGTCTTTTGTTCTCAAAGAGTTCTTTAGCCACACCAAAGATGGCTGGAGAAACAAGAGATGTGATGTTGTCATCAAAGACTACCAAGAGATGGCTGAGAAAAACAGGAAAAATGGTAAGTTAGGTGGTCGTCCGAAAGGCAGTAAACAAGCCATAGAAAACCCAGTGGGTTTCCATTCGGTTCCCAGTGGCATCCCAGTGGTAACCCAACTCGAACCTAACCAAGAACCAATAACCAGAAACCAAAAACCAAAGAAAGCAACTAGCGTTGCTGCGCCTGAAGGCGTGTCATTGGAAGTTTGGGAATCTTTTGTTCAACACAGAAAAGCCAAGAAGGCTCCAATTACGCCAATGGTTATGGGTTATCTTGAAGAGCAGTCAAAGCTTGCTGGATGGACTTTGGAAAACGTATTGAAAGAAGCTTGTGTTCGTGGATGGCAATCTTTCA